TTTCATGCAGCCATCAGCTTGTGCTGGATGCCGCGCTCGTTCCACCGCCAGGTCATCATGCAGGAAGCGCGATACCTGCTGATCCCCATTGCCGACATTGCCGACAAACCTAAATGCTGCAGCTGCTTGTCAGACGGCGGTAGTTTCAGCCAGCGCTTCGACTTCTTGGCGGCGTCGTCATCACCATGCTCACGCAGGTAGTCGTCCGCTGCAGCAAGTGCCATGATGCGGTCGGCTTCACGTGCCAGCAATCGAATGCCGGTTTCCTTGCTGCCGCCTATGCCGCACCACTCGCCCTTGAAATTCACGATCACCGCCCATGCGTCGATGCCATTGGCGACTGTCACCAGACCGTTAAACATATCTTCCCACTGGAACGGGCTGGCTTTCAGCAGATCCACTTCCGTCATTACGAAGTCGGTCAGCGCTTCGTATTCTTCTTCACCGCCTGGGCCTTCGCCTACCTCGCGCACTTCTTTCAGGCGCGGCCATTCGTAACCGCACACCGCACAGAAATCCAAGCTCGCTGGCATTTCAGCTGCGCACTCAGGACATTCTTTAGGCGGCTTCTCTGCGTCGATGTTGATGGCCTGGCTCAGATCGCCATGCGTCAACAGGCTGTAGCCAAAGTCCAGCACAATGCAGTCTGACTTATGTATGCCAGGGTAGCGCTCCGGATCTACCTTGCGCAGCCCACGGCCAATCATCTGTATCATAGTGGACTTAAAGCTGGTCGGTCGCAGCAGGATGACGCAGCTCACTGGCTGGCAATCCCAGCCTTCCGTCAGCACCATGCAGTTAAAGACCACCTGTATCTTACCGGCGTCGAAGTCGTCCAGTATCTGCTTGCGATCACCGTCCGACATTTCACCTTCGACAACGGCACATGTCACACCGCCGGCGCGGAACGTATCAGCCACGTCATGCGCGTGCGCTACGGTAGAACAGAATGCCACCGTCCTGCGGTCGCCTGCCATTTCACGCCACTTGTCAAGCACGGCGTCATTGACCGCCCGCTTATTCATAATGGCTTCGACCTGTTCCATGTTGAACTCGCCTGGCCGCTTGATGCCGCCCAGCTCGCCTTGCATGCCGAGATCCACGACGAACGTGCGCGGCTTCACCAGGAAGCCAGCAACAATCAGCTCCTGTAGTGTGATCTGGTCTGCCACGTTGTCATAGACACCGCGTAGCCCGCGCTTGTCACCGCGTTGCGGCGTTGCCGTCACACCGAACAGCTTCAGCTTTGGGTTCGCGCGCCTCGCGGTATCGAATATCTTGAGATAGGAATCCGCTGACGAGTGATGCGCCTCGTCCACGATAATGCTGCCGATGGGCGGCATATCTTCCAAGTTCCGCACCAGCGTCTGCACCATTGCAAACGTCGCACCTTCTTTTGCAAAGCGCTTGTAGTCGGCGGTGTACAGGCTCGTTGGCACGCCCTTGTTCATCTTTTTGAACGTGGCCTGGTTCTGCGTCACCAGCTCAGTGCGGTGCTGCAGGATGATGGTAGGCTGCGGTAGATCCGCAGCCACTGCTGACAGCATCACGGTCTTGCCTGCGCCGGTCGGCGCAATGCCAAGCGTGTTGCCCTTATCCTTGAGTGCCTTCTTGCACTTGCAGACGAAAGTTTTCTGGCGATCACGCAGTAGCACGACGCACCTGCCTTTCGACTTTCACACCCAGCTTCCTTAGTTCCTGGCTGGCAAGATCGCCATACCAGTCATCCCGTAGACTGAGCTTCATTAAAGATTTGATTGCGTTGATGTCGTTGCTTTCAGCGGCGCTTACGATGCGCCGAAACATTTTGTTATTCATTGTTGTTTCCCCACGCGTACAAAAAAGGCGACCCCGAAGGGCCGCCACGTTCTTTCTTATTTAAGCCAGGCTGGTGCGCCGCCTGTTGCTGCTGGTGCTGCTGCTGTTGGTGCTGCTCCGAATGTTGGTGCTGGTGCTGCCGGTGCAGGTGCCGCTGCAGGTGCAAAGGCAAGCTGACCGCCTTGTGGTGCAGCTGGCGCTGCGCCGTACACATGCGCGCCGTTTTGCATCAAGGCTTGGAACATCTTGAAGCCGCGGCCTTTCGGATTTGGTGATAGCCAGTCACCGACAGTGTTGCGGTCGGCGTATCCGTCGCGGCCTTTTTCGATCTTGATGCGGACTGCTACCGGCTTCTGATCGAGCGCGTAGGCAATGTCTTCAATGCCTTTGCCGTCGAATTGTTGGTAGCTCTCCGGTTGGTCAGGCCGGAATACGCCCGACGATTCCAACATGTGCTGCAAGGCAGCAAGGCCCATGTTGCGCGCGCCCTCACTGTTTTTCTCAAACGTGAAATCCATCACGTTCACCCATACCTTGCGACGCTCGTTTGGCTGGCCTTCTGCAATCGTAAGTTCTAAGTCAAGGTACCGGCTTCCTGTGTTCGGTGATGTTTTCAGACCACGTACTACTACCACCGTCCAGCATACGAATCCATTGGGAATTAGATCGCCGCCGCCGCCAAAATCATTATCTGCTTTGAAGCCTAACATAATTAAATCTCCTGTTGAGTGTTGGTTGGAATTGCTGTTGCCAGGGTTGCGTCGTTCCGCTTGCCCTTGCGAATTTTTGCGATCAGTGCGCCCAGATCCGGCGGCTCAACCAAGTCGAGGCAGCCACTGCGATCCTTTGCTGGGTAACCCCACTGATTGTCCTGATGACAGATAAACGCGCGGTATTGTTGGCCGCTGTCTGTCTTCAAATTCGACAATGTTAGCACTTCGTCAAATATGCCAGGCAGTGCCTTGCCGGTACTCGCGCCTTCGATCTGCGGTTCATAGGCGATGCGACCGAAGTCATCCTTGTTCGCGTCAAGAATGCCGACCACGATCACGCTCTTGCCGGCGGTGTGTTGGATGTGCGTCAGCCAGCGTTTCATTTCCTGGCCGAGCAAACCATACGCGCCACGCGTGTCGAGCTTGCCTGTCTTTTCAGAGAACGCTTCCGGCTGCCGCTTGCACCAGTCGAAACACATACGCGATGCGACGGTGATCGAATCCCAAAAGACGGTATCGTACTTATCCATCTGCTTGGGATCACCGAACGCCTGACCATACTGTTCATAAGACTTCTGACTGTATGGACCTGTCGCGTCGGATGGATCTGGTCCGCCGATGTAGCAGGCGAGTGCGCGTGCCAGTTCCCACGGATGCACATTCATGGCGGTGGATTGCTTACGAATGTCCAGCGCGTCGCCCTTCCAATCCTGAATCGCCAATGTGCCGGCTTCCAGGTCGATGAACAGCGTGCTGTCAGGTGGTAGTGTGCGCGCCTGTGTCGTTTTGCCAACGCCGGATGGTCCGAAGATGGCGATGTTTATCTTGGCTGGGGCGGCAAGCCGCTCGTCAGCCTTTACGATTTTGAGCATGTCATTCTCCCACGAGTTCTATTTTAAGATCGCCATACTCGACGGTGCGGGCGGTATCCAGCTGCGCCTGCAGTTCGTTGTCGGTCAGTGCGCTGTAGATTTTTTCCGGCACCGAGAAGCTGATGTCGAAAACTTTCTGCGCCTTGTCCCACGGCATACTGGACGCGATGACCTGTAGCTTGGAGCTATCCCACTTCACCTTCTTGGGGATCTTTCCCTTCAGCTTCACGGCATCGATGGCAAGCGTGATCTCACCGGCGGTCTTATCTGCCAGCTTGAACGCTTCGCTGAATTTACCCATCACTTCAGCCTTCAGTGCCATGTTCATGGCCTTCAGTTCCGATTCGATGGTGGCCTTCGCCGCCTCAAGTCGGGCGATGTTGGTCGCTATTTCCTGCAGATTGCTCATGATTTTCTACCCTTCTTTTATAAAGTCATGGATTTCAAAAAGTCGCCCTTCCTTCTTGGCGAGATCGGCCAGCTGCAGCAATCGGCCTGACGGAATAGACTTCCGTGTGACCCATTGCTCGATCGTCTTGATGCTGACTGGCGTGTTGTTGGCGGCAAGCCGCCTGCAGAGTTCGGCTTGACCGCCGAAGAACTGCATCACTGCTTTGACGTCTAGCACATAGTTCTCCTTTCCTTCAGTTGTAGTACGACAAATTGCAGGGTAATGTTACCCCACAATTCGTAGTAGTGCAACACCTTATCAACAATTTATTTAGGTGTTGACCACCCCACGCATTGTCGGGTATTGTATGGAATGTAGCACGACATGAAAGGGAATCACCATGTCAAAGAACGCACGGTTCAATCTGCCTCCTGTGGATAACGAGGATAAGCGTGAACTGTCGAAAATGGAGTTTGGGCGCAAGCTACAACAGCTCATGCTGGATAAAGAGTGGAACCAGTCAGACCTGGCAAGGCGGTCTGAGCTGGGGCGCGATGCGATCAGCACTTATGTTAGGGGGAAGTCATTTCCAGAACCAAAAAACCTGACGAAGCTGGCAAGAGCGTTCGGCATCAAGGCAAGCGAGCTGCTGCCGAATGCCGAGATCAGGGCCATCGATGCGGACAACCAGCCGATGATGGAATTGAAGCAAGCCGCCGGCCATCCAGACAAGGTGATGCTGCGCGTCAATCGCATGGTGTCGATGGATCAGGCGGCAGAGATCGTGGCGATCCTGCGCAAGAGTTGATGACGCAGGCCGAGGTCGCAGCATGGCTGCGCGTTTCGGTCAAAACGATTTACCGCCTACGGGCGAACGGATCACTGCCATTCCTGCCAGGCAGACCGGTGAAAATTAGAAGGCAGGATTTGGAAACAACGATAAGGAGATTGATATGGCAAGGCCAAACGCAGGTGCGCGTCTCACGCTTAATGAAAGAGGCGTCTATGAAATCCGGTGGTCAGAGAACCGCCGTTCCCAACGACTTTCAACGAGGACAGACGACCTTCAGGCGGCGCAACGCTTCCTCGCGGGCTGGCTTATGGAGCGCGAACGCGCCCGCACAGAAACCACGGTCGTGACCGTCGGCTACGTGTTGCGCCTGTACCTGGATGACCACGTGGAAGATGGCACGGTCGTGGACAAGCGCCGGCAGCGCGTGTGCTTCAACAANCTGATGACCTTCTTTGCAGACATCCCATGCCGCGACATCGATATGGATCATACTAAAGAGTATGCCGAGCTGCGNCGTGACAAGCGCCCCATTGAAAACGGCACGCTGCGCCGTGAGCTGAACATGCTGAAGGCNGCAATGCACCATGCCGTCAAGCGCAAGAAGATGACGCTGGCTGACATGAGCTATATCCACCTGCCGCCCGATGGCGAGCCTAAGCAGTTGTGGTTCACGGAAGCCGAGCGCGACCAGATCCTCGCTGCTGCAGATAAAGCAGGCGGCAGGCTGCAGATGTTTGTCTATCTTGGCCTATGCACTGCCAGCCGGCGTGCCGCCATCGAACGGCTGACATGGGATAAGGTTGACCTGCAGGCCAAGCTGATCCGCTACGATCTGCTGCCTGGACCCAAGACCGCAAAGCGTCGCGTGCCGGTGCCTATCAGCGACCGTCTTCTGAAAGTGCTGCTTGCCGCCAAGATCCGCTCGCGTTCGCCTTACGTGGTGGACAACGGCAACGATATGTTTTCCACATTCCAATCGTTTTGCGAACGCATGTACAAAGCGACAGGTAACGAAAAGTTTTTGGAAGCCACACCGCACACCATGCGGCATACGTGGGCGACGCTGGCGGCGCGCGCTGGTGTCAGCATGTATGAGATCGCAGGCGTGCTTGGTGATACTGTGACGACGGTGGAAAAGAACTATCTCAAACATTCGCCAGAACATTTGAGATCGGCAGTGAACTTCTAAACGCTTGCGGAATCTACGGATAGGTGTAATATATAGATTCGTGAACCCCTGTGGATCATGCTTTCTCCCCTGTACTACCCCCTTTTACCCAGCCTGATGGCTGGGTTTTTTTTGTGCGCAATTCGCGCACTAAGCGCTCAATTGGGCGTCGGTTTTGGCCTACAATGTCCAACATAACAGAGCTGCAAGCCTTGAAATATAAGGTGTATGGTGTATGCCGACACCCAGCGAAGCGCCTTGATCCGGCTACCTACAATTTCCGACACCACGCCGATTTATCAAGCAGTCACAAATAGATAGGGCAGCCGAAGCTGCCCTACATTTCACCCGACATGTGCGCAATTTGCGCACAACCCTAGAACTTGTCGGTGCGCGAGAACCCTTTGGAGCTTGAACTGCCATTACCCTTCTTGGTTTCGTCAGGACCAACCACTGCGTCCACGACAGCGTTTTGCACGTCGTTCCGTTTGGCTGTCATCACCACGGCTGGTGCGACGCCAGGAAANTNCGCAACCGGCACCTTGGTGATAAAAGCACGCATCAGTCCTGGCATGATGACGGTGTCCCACCAAGCCTTGAATGCGGCGCGTTCTGCCGAATTGTTGTTGTCGTTGTTGTTCACATTGAGGGCGATTGTTTTTTCTAACGTGTTTGTCACCTTACCAAGATGCGGCCCTGTCGCTGATTCTGACAGCGCTTTACGGTATTTGATACCGAGATATGCGTTGGCACCAATATCACCCAAACCCCACACGCCTGTATAGCTGACAGCACGCGACCATGCTTTTTCTGGTTCTTCCTCCCATTCCTCCACGCGTTCTTCCCATCGACCGGACGCCATCGCCCTGAGAAACTGTGCGCCAAGCTGCATCACCACTGCCACACCAAAAGTCCCAGCCAATGCAGCTGTTGCTATCCCTGCGGCGGTATAGCCCTTTTCCTGCTTCACAGTTCTGACGCCCTTAAGCGAAGCAATGCCAGCATGTCGCCCTTGCCAAGTGAGGTAGGTGGTGATCGCATACATGTGGCGCGTACCCAACTGTGTAGCTTTCAACGGTCTATCTGAAACTTTTGGGTTTGCAATGCGCTCGTCTACAAACCGCACAAGCGCCATCCGAATCTTCTGCGCATAAGGCGACGCTTCAATCTTAGTAATATCCGTCGTGTCTAGCGTTTTGAGAAAATCTCGCAAGCCAGTGTCGTTTTCTATATCCAAGCCAAGCTCACGCAGGCCGATTACCGCCATGCGATCCTTGTCCAGTCGATTCGCTAGTTTCTGCACCCTTGCCACACCGACTGCCAGCGCAGCCCGCCTCATGCTCATGTGATGGGCGTGAATACCAAACTTGTGATAAAACTCAGTTTGATAACGCGCGTCAGCCATTGACGACGGCAGCATGTGAAAGCGATTAAATATCATCTGGTCATACATATAGTGCGATGTCACACCCCAATACTCTGCAGTCGCCTTGTTCCATGCGACCTGTTCGCGCCAAGACATAGGTGTCACGCGCGGCGTGAGTGCTACGGCCAGCTGCTTCAACTGATTACCGATCATTTTAAAGCCGACCATAGGATTGCGGTCACGAATCGAAGCGTTGAACGGGTCACTAATCTGACTGAAATATGAAAACCCTAGCGTCCAAGGGCCAAGTGTGCTGACAATAAAACTCAAAACTTTTTCGGCAGTTTTGAGCGTCACCGTCATATCTGCGGTATTACGGCTAAGAATAGTGTCGGTTTGCTTTTGCAAAATGCCAATGTCTTCTGCATCAACGCCTTGTTGACGCATTTCATCAAACAGTTCGTCCAACTTCCAGCCAAACTGCTTGCCAGGTTTTTCATCTTTATGACCAACCAATTTGCCCTGCGCTGCGCGCTGCGTCGTAGATGTAATATATCCAGACAAGATATATTCTAGGTCTGTGACCATCCACTTTTTCATAATGCGGTCTGTCACTTCCGGCAGCACGCGGCTCTTGGTGTAAGCGCCATTTGGACCGCGCGGCTCCGCGTCGAAATAAGCTGAATGATCATTCAACCCAAGCAAACCTGCACGCCAGCTTTCTGCGCCTTCGACCGCAAACACGCTCTGCACTTCATCGTATAGCCCTTCAACCAATTCCTGCACTTCATCCTGCAGTTTTTCCAGGCTTTGCTCGATTGCGGCAACATCCGTGTTAGGTGCGCCGTTTTCCAGCGCCTTGGTCTGACGGTCAATCTCTCTCAGCGTGCTGCGCAGATCCATTGCCGCCTTAAACATGGGATGTTCTTTAGGCAACACTTCCATTGCAACGTCAGAAAACACTCTGGTTTTCTCGAAATCATTCAGCACTTGGGCGCGTGTGCCAAACTCCTTGTTGAACACTTGCATATACACTTGCGTTGCGTCTTTCACAAACTCAGCTGAATCAAGCGCCACCATTGCCGCATCATAGTTGCGCGGCAGATAACCATTTTTGGTGTAGCCGATGTTCATGCCTTGCGCTTGCAGCCAGGTATAATGGTCGTCCAGCATACGGCGTATAGCGCGTGCTGCTGTCAATACCTTTCGGGAAGCAGAATCCTGCAGCTTGCCAGTTTCATCAACCAGTATATCGCGCACTTCCATTTGCTGAATAGGGCTTAAACCGCGCCAATCAATGTCTGTCATCACTCGGCCCAGATCGTTGAGCTTTGCGGTAAGTTCGGCCTGCACAACCTCTTCCACTTTTGCTAAAGACAGTTTGCCGCTGCCAGGATCTGTCCAGAACATATCAACCAAGTTCTGTACTGAAGGTGCATTGTTGCCGTTACGTGCAAGCACACTCAGACCAAACCCACGTATCGTACCAAACCAAGCGGTTGTCACATTCACGATGGCGTCATTGAGCGCACCCAGCATCTTGCCGCCTGGCACATTAAATGCCGTCCGTCTGCCACGCAGTTTATTCACTTTTTTCCGACGATCCGCCATGTCCTGATTGACCTTGCGGTTATGTTCTAGGTCGCGGCGGTATTGCTGCATAATCGACAGCTGCTGACGGTCGGTATGCGCTTTCCAGTTCTTCAAGCGGTTCACGCCTGTAAGATCCGCTTGCTCTACGGGCTGCGCATCGACAGGACGTTTACCTAACGGTCCCAAGATTTCAGCGTCACGCACAGCAGCGATCAGATCGTCAAAGGCTGCAAAGATTGCATCACGTTCTTCCATCTGCGGATATGCCTTGTTGAAAAACTCAGCCTGTTTTTCTGTTGCTAATCCTTGCCCCTGATACTGCGCGTTAGGGTTGACCATAAATTCTTCTGCGAAATTTTGGTCTGCAAGCTTGTTGGCAATAAAAGCCTCAAAGCCACGTGCCAGCATTTCAGTTGGACGCTGCCAGTAACCGCCGTCAGCCGCCTCGGTCGCGCCTTGCTTGTCCAGCATGCGTGCTTCCAGGTAGTAGTCGGTGTTGGCCTTGTAGCTGGCTTTCGGCAGCTTCCTGATCTCGGCAATCTGATTTGCCAAGCGCTCGATGAACTTTTGTTTGGCCTGTATCTGCTTCAGCTTCGCGTCGGTAGCCTGTCCGGTACGCAGCTTTTCAATCTGTTTGTGCTGGACCTCGATCTTCTTTTCCAACTCAAGTATCTTGCCGGCGGCGTCCACTTCCTTGCCGAACATGGTATCGACCAGCTTCTTAAACGCTTGCTGGATCGGTGGGCTGCTGGACTGTCCACCTTGCTTGATCTTGCCGCTCAATCCACGGCCAGTCACTTCGCCGTCAGTAGTCAAGCCCAGCTCAAANNATACGTGCCAATCAAGCGCATGGCCCCATTCGTGAGCAAAGCTATCGTTACGCCGTCACCATGCCGATCTCACGATCTGCAGGGCTGTAGTACGCAAGCGCATCGCCTGCTTGTTTCAAGAAGCGTAGCTTCAGTGTGCCGCCAAGGGATATAGCGGAAGGCGGCAATCCCAGCACAGCCATCTGGCTTTGAATGCCGGCATAGCCGTCAAGCATGGCGTCAATCGCTTCACGCCCTTGCAAATTGTTTTCTACCGTCACGCCTTTGAACCCAAAGACGTTGGTGAACACCTTGGACAAGATCGCAATCTGTTTTGGTGCTGGCAGCAAACTCGGCTCTACACCTTCCTTCAGCAAGCCTTCTGCGCGTGCGGCATCCCATGCCTGTTCGTATGGCGATGTCGCTATATCTCGTCCTGCGTCGTTGAACGGTCCTTGTTTGCCGTTGCTTTTTGGTTTCTTTTTGCGTCTGACTTCATCGACGGTGTTTTCGTCGGTGGCAGATCCTCTAGCGCGTCCAGCGCTTTCATCTGTTTCTTGGTCGGTGGTGGCCAGGGAAGCATCGGTGTCTCCTGTTGGTTGCTGCTGACCGTCGAACATATTGCCGGTCGTCGGCACGTTTTCGTTGGCAGCCTTGCGCTCAAGCGCTTTGTCCAGGATCTGTTCCGGTGTCACCGGCTTCATATCAAACAAAGCAGTCTCGGTGGTCTGCTGCTCTGCCTGCTTGATGTAGTCGTTCAACGTCTCTGCAATCTTTTCACGACCTAGCGGCTTGGTGAGATTGCTGTTGTAGAAAGACTTGACCAAGCGCTCTACTACTGGATCAATTGCTTCAAACATGCCAATCTGGTCAAGGTACTCACGCACCTTGCCGCCGTTGTCACGAATGCTGCTGAGAGTACGTGCGGCTTCGGCAATCTGTTTGCTGATGTCGAACTCTGGCTTGACGCGCCCTTCAGCTACAGACTGACGCAGTTTGGCGAACGGACCTGCTACATCCAGCAATGCACCGCCTACTGATCGGATGTTGTTCTCGCGGCTTTCCAGCAGCTTGTTCAGCAGATCCTGGTTGCCGTAGGCGCGAGCCATCATCGCATTTTCGATACGGCGTATGCCGTTCTGACTGAGCTGACCGTTGCTATCAATCAGTTCTGACCGCGAAGCGGCAGGAAGCTGACCAATGAACGCACGCACGAAGTTTGCATTGCCGGCGGTAGTGACATCACCGCCACGGTAATTGTCTAGCACCGCGTCATTCAGAATGTCAGCGTCTGACTTGGCTTGCTCGGAAGCGGTCAAGCGCATGGTGCTTTCTGTGTTGGCATCGATGACGAACTGACGACGCTGCTCTGGTGTGAACTGCGTCTTACGACGACGGATCAGCACCGGCTGGTCTACGCCATCCGGATCAAAGCCTAGCGAGCGCATCATCTTGCGGTAGGCTTCAGCCTTCGCAGGATCGTTCTGGTAAACCTGGCTGATAGCACGGACGCGACCGTTGCCGCTTTCGATGATATTGTCATCACCGACGATAGGTGCGCCACGGTCCACCTCGGCAGATTCACCCAGGCGCTCAGGATCAAAGCCGGCTACGATCTCACGGATCTGGTCGTCACTGGTCGCGCGTGTGCGGTCACGGTTCTGCAGATCGCCTTCGGCTTGCTGCAGACTGGATAGCGGCACCACTTCAAAGTCTGCATCGATCTTCGTGCCAGTGGCGGTAGATAGTGTGCGACGGTTGGCAGGACGTGGTTCATTATTCTGAGCCTGCGCTGCTTTTGCACCACGATAGCCAACAGGCTCATACGTGTAGCGCAACAATTCTTCGTCTGTCTTGTCTTTTGCAAAATCTCCGTTGTACTCTACTGGCGGTCCGCCATCTACTGAGAACAACACCGCTCCGCCATCAGGAAGTCGCATAACCTTAATTGAGAAAATGCCGTTATCCTCTGTATCAACGGTATAGTCATTTGTAGTTTTCGCTGCAACCGGCTCCGCTGCAGGCGTTTCTGCCGGCTCGTTATTTATAGCCGGTTGAGGGGTAGGTATAGGCTGCTCATTTTTAATCGGCGCTACAGACGGCTGCGCGTTCTGACCTGCTTCGTATTCAGCTTGCAGCTGCGCTGCCACTTCATCATCTTTTTTAGCCGTGCCTTCTTCACCTGACGAAATAACCAACTGCGGCTGCTGCGTCAGCTGATAAGCTTTATTCGGATCAGCTAGAATCCTTCTGCGTTCAGGCGATAATGCTTCCAGCGCAATTTCTTGACTATGTTGTGGATCAAAGTTTCGCGCATCGACAGCTTCATTCATTACTCTACCGATAGCACGTTCCGGTGCTATGCGTTGTTCAATGGCGTTGCGCCCAGCGACGCTACCAACGACACCAGCCTGAGTGCCACCGCCAGCAACACCGCCGATGATAGCTTCGCCAAGCGCTTCGCGTGGATTAACTGACACCCCAGCTTCTGTGTTCAGTGATCCGCCAACATCTTGTGTCAGTGCCTGCAGACCTTCGGTTACGCCTTCGCCATAAAACGCGCGAATGACTTTTTGTGTGGCGCTGCCGACCGCCTTTTCGCCGCCAGGCAGGTACTTGGCACCAAGCGAGTTTAATGCGCCTGCTGCGGCAGCCGTAGTCCACGCGTATGTCATATCTTCGGAATTAGGCTCTGTGCGCCCATTATTTTTAGCGCGCTCATACGCTACAGGTTTTACGATCTGCAATCCTTCAAATGCAAACGGCAGCGCTGTTGCGCCTAACCCTGCACCAATCAATGCACCTGAAGCGGCCCCTGGTGGTCCGCCAACCACAAAACCGGCACCAGTGCCAAGCACGCCGCCAGCCACACCACCAAACACGCGTGATGCTATTGACCCAAGAACTTGACCGCCTTGCTCGACGGCAGAACGCGGCAAATAACCAGGCGCAAATCCGCCAACTGTGAAATCATCTTCGCGCGGGTTCATAAAGCGCTCAGAAGCAGATTCGTAATTTGGAACTTTAGGTATGTTTTGCAGGGAATTACCGACGCCATCAGCGCCCAGCATTTCTAAGCCGCCGCCAATACCGCGCAAAGGATCGCCCAAGCCTTGAAGTAAAGCACCTTGGAAAGACGTGTCTGGTGTAGGCACCAAGTCATCAAAAGCGCCCTTGAAGGCTTGTGGCTGTGGGGTGGGAACTAGATCGTCGAAAGCACCTTTGAATGCGTCAGGTTTAGCCTGCGGGATCAGGTCTTCGAAAACGCCGGCCATGTTTAATCCTTTAGTGTGATACCCATTTCCATAAGTCTAGCACGAACTGCTGCTGGGTCTGCACCCCTTTGTATCGCAGCATTTGCTTCTGCAATAACAGCATCAATGTCGGCAGGCGCTTGTACCTTTGGAACTGGTGGTCGTGCTGCCGGCACACTACCAGTCACCGCTGTTGCAACAGGCGAAGCCGGAACTTCAGGCGGTGCTACGGTGTTTGGCGCTACTGCGTTCTGCATGTTTCGGTTAGCTTGGCTCATGGAATCTCTGAGGCTTGGCTTCCCGCTTGGCGCGGCAGGTGCTTGCCCAGGTACGGCGACAGGTGCGCCGCGTTTCAATTCTTTACCCGACCACCAGCTTCCCGCTTGTTCCGGCGTGCCGAATATTTCGTCAAACGCCAAGCGCGTGGCATTAGGAATATCCTTGATGCCTTCAGAAATCATAATGTCTGCTGCACGTTCGATCACGGCATTATAATCCGCGTCGCTGATCATGTACTCACCATATTCAGCCTGGATGTTATTTAGGTACTTACTAATTGCAGTAACGTCGGACGCATTCAGCGCCAACGGCTTACCGTCACGGCCAATGCCTGGTGTCTTCGGATTCTCAAACACGGTAGCCACTTCACTCAAACCGCCTTGATTGTACGGGCTACCTGGCGGCAGCATAGCAGTCGCGCCGTCTGGCACGTTAAATGGTTTCAGGCGCTCACGCTCATGCAGTAGATCCTGACCACGGCGCGTAGTGCCTGCCGTAATGTCTTGGCCGCGTCTGGCTGTGCGGTCACGAGAATCCACGTTGTAGATGTTGCGATTATTCAAGCCTGTCTCAGTAACCGCTAATCCAGGTGCGGTGTGCTGGTAAGGTACTTTAGCTCCAATCTGGGACATTGCTATGCTCTCAGGCGTAGCGCCTTCCTGTAACGCTTTCATGGTCAACATGAAATCGCCGGCGTGCTGCATAGAGCCAGGACCGGCACCAAGGATCGCGCCAAGTATCGCGTTCACATCACCGCCATCCGCTACAAGCTGAGAAGCGCGCTGGCGCGAACTGGTAAGGTCATTCTGGTCGCGTGTCTGCGATCCATACAAACCAGCGTGTGCATCAAACTTGCGCGCCTGCGCTAGTGAGCTATGGCCTGCGGCCATGTCGCGTTCTGCTGCCGCCAATCCCTGACGCACCTTAACTTGGCCTTCCTGGTTCGGAAACAACGCGCCAAGAATTGCACTGCCAAGATTTGAAACGCCTTGCGACGTTTGCGCGTATGGATTGTTATACTGGTTGTTCGGCATATCGTATGCTCCTAATAAATCGGCAATCTAATTCCAGGATTGCCTGCACCAAACTGAACGCCTGGGCCTGCTGGCGCACCTGCTACTCCGCTGCTGAATACGTCATTCAAATTGATCCCTGGTGATACGTTGCCAGACTTGAATGGGTTCCAGCCAGCGCCACCGGCGAATGAACCCACCTGGCCTGCCGTGCTTAATATCTGGCCGAGCATCGCTTTGCCCTGGCCTTTCTGTGCGGCAGCTGCCATTTCAGCTGGGAGCACTGCAGCAGAGCCACGACCAAAACCTTGCAGCATTGAGATCTTGTCTGCATTGCGACCACGCATGATGGACTGGTTGAAGTTGGCATCACCGAAGCTATCCAGCACTGCACGCAAACCAGCCATATCCAGGCTACGTTCACGTGCCATGCCGCCGCGTCTGTCGATCTCGTCTTGCACGACCTTGTTGGATGTGACGTTGTTGAACTCTGAGCCGATAGTGTCAGCAGTGGGCGCGTCTTCGATCAGTGCGGTATAAAGATCATTACGTTCTTTTTCCGCGTTCGACATTTCCTCGTCCATCGTGTCACGACCAGAACGTCGGAGCGTGTCATCAAACAGAGCGGACTTGTCGCGCTCCATCAAAGCCTGACGATTACGCTCGTTCGCCATCATCTGCGCTTGTTCTTTAGCAGCAGAGTTTGCCGCACTGCTCTGCAGCAATCCGCCGCCTACGGTAGCTGCAGCTGCGGCAATACTAATTGGATCGCACATAATTACTCCTTAGCCGAGTGTCTGTGATTTACGACCGCTGAAAGGTGAACTGACGCGGTTGTCATACTGTTTGATTTGCGCTTGGTTGGCACCGTAGTTGCGGCCACCAAAGTACGCACCAATACCACCAGCGGCATCGTTGAACAGCTGACCTACCGGCGAGAAGCCTGGCATCTGTTGCAAGTTGCTGGCTTGACGCATGGCGTTCTGTACCGCCAGCGAGTTGTCGCCGGAAGCTAGTAACTGGTTCGTGATGTCACCACGCGCACCTTCAATCTGCTGACGGCTGCTATTCACAATGTTCTGCGCTTCGTTGCCAAGATCGATGACACGCTGGTCGCGCTCTAGTCCGAGCTTTGCCTTACGTTCTGCCGCCAGGCTGGATTCAAGATTGCCACCGCGCGCGAGCGCGAAGATCAAGTTCTTGTTCTGGTCTGCGAACTGGTCTTCCAGCTGCGGCTTGGCGTAGTTCAAGTAGGCATCGCGGCGTGAGTTGAAGAAGTTGTCATCGAAGCCAGGTACGTTTTCCACACCGCTAAACACACCTTTATTAAACACCTCCTGCAAACGCTGCTTGCGCAGGTCTTTGATATTGGGACCAGCTGGCTGCTGCTGACCCCCAATTTGACCTAAAATACCGCCCAATGGGTTATTAATAGCACTGCCGGTATTGAAACCAGTTAATCCACCAATGCCATACTGGTTGGTCGTGGCTGGCTGTTTGGATTGGTACCAATCCATGAGATCCTGGTCTGACCAGTTAAGGTTTAACTGCTTGCCGCTCTTGTCGTAGTAGGTGCCTTTAGGATCAAATGCGCCAAAGTCATCGAGCTTACCAGAGCCGGTGTTATAACCGCTAAACACGCGGTCAATCTCTTTCAATCCTTTTTTGATACGCGCTTGACGCGCCGCTTCTTCAGCGCGCTGACGCTCCGCTTCACGCTTCGCAGCTCCGCTGCCGCTGCTCTTGGCTTCCGTTACCGGTCCTTCATACTCATACCACTCTGACGCGGCTTCATCGGTCACGTACTGCTGCTTCTCAGCATCCCAGGTCGAAACGATCTTAGTCCATACGCGCATCTTCAATTCTCCTATCATCTAACAGGTACGGGCAGCTGTCCTTCGTCATCCCGTAGATCATGGCATCATCATCGCCATACCAATCTGTCATGCAGCCTTCAAAAATAAATCCCAATTTAATCGCCAGTATGATCGAAGGCTCATTGCGCCTGGGAATCAAAGCTGTGACGCGCCGCAAGCCGAACTTCACAAAAGGCAGGTAGAATGCACTGGCTACCATTTTACGACTAAACCAGCGCTTCTTGTTGTTGCTGGCAATGTGCATCTGGCAGTCAAACTCACTGAACCCTTCGTACACAATCACCGCCTGACGCTCGCCACCTACCTTCACTACCAGACCTACCGCGTCAAAACGAACATCATCAATGCCGAATATCTCAGCCGCCCACTGCAGGTCGTCTTCGCTGGCGGTGTCTAGTATCATTTAGAACACCCAGCTAAAACAGTAGAAGGTTTCACCGTTCTTACCATAATTATGCAGCGTCGATTCATACTTAGCACCTAGCGCTTCTAGCCATGCCTGCGACTGCTTATGCGTGTCTAAGGTGTGGCATTGCAAACGCCTTGCGCCTTGCTGTTTCAATGCTGGTATCATATCTTTTTTTGCGAATCTCGTCACGCTCAGCGCGCATTTATCGAAGTCTGGCGTGGCAATCATCCACATGCTCCACATGCCAGGCCAAGCACATACGCCACCGCCTGCGGCAACTGGTACATCATCGACTAACGCTATCCATGAACCGCCAGACACGGCAAGCAAACGCTCTGCGTGTGCTTCCGGACTTTCATCCCAGGCGGTCGCGTTGATTTCCTGCCGGTCAGCTTCGCGCAGATTGCGCAAGACATGCAGCAGGTGATCGTAGGTGACATCAACCAGTTTCATCGGCGTCATAGTGCAGTAAGAGGTTTCCGATCTTCGCTGGCCCTTCGCCCATGTGTGTCATTTTCACACCAAAGTGCGTACCATGACCGGCAGCGGTCAGTCGGCCTAGCGCAAATGTCGGCTGATCAATGCGGCCTATCAGGTCTTTGGCGTCAGGGTACGAAACGTCCATGCCGATAAACACGCTCCATTCACCCTCGACCACGGCATCCATTGATTCCAGTAGCTTGCTGGTAGCCGGCTTGCCGGCGTCCAAGAACGGCAGCTCGACCGACACTTCATAATCTGAACCATATTCAACGCCGGTCAGACCGCCGTAGGTGTAGATCAGGTTGCCGGAACGCACGAGGATCTTGTTGGCGCTGACCGCCATCGCATCGATGGTGAAGCCTGGATCGTATGTAGCCCAAGCGCTGATCTCGGATGTTGGATAGTTTGAATGCACGTAGATGATGTCGCCTAGCGCAAGCCAGTAGCGACCGCCGATAGGTTCCACAACGGCAATCGCGTCTGCCACGGTCGCGTCACCTACGGTCAGCATGCGCTCAACGATCAGCTCGTCAATCGGTGTGCCAATGTCATTGACCGCTGCAGCACTAGAAGCGTCACGCGCGCGTAGCGAGCGTATGCCGCTGTCAGACAAATAGATGACATCGCTGTCACCGAACTGCACCACACTGGCGGCAGCGACGGTGCCGGTGTTACGCAGGATTTGTTGCTGCACGTTGCTGGCCGGATCTGGATCTACAGACCATAACTGAATGGTGCGGCGCGCAAAGATCGCCAGTAGATCAAGGTAGGTTTCGATAGAGATCAGGTTTTCTGCGCCACCGTCCTGGTTGTTCATGGATATGAAGCCAGCACCAACGCCATCACGGAAATTAGTAGGATCGTTCAAAGCACTGAAATGCAGCAGCGAACCGCTGGTGCTGTAGACTTTGGACTTGTAGGTTTTCGCCCAGCTGCCTGGCACATAGGTGTTGTCAGGATCTGCGCCGCCAAACGTGACGGATGATGCACCGCCTATCGTGACGTTGCCAGACGGCACAATCACCACGTCCAGATTATTAAATTCCACGCCGGCGTTGGCCGACGCGATGTTGACGATAGCGTTGTTACGGCTTGCAGTCCAATCCGGATCTGACACAAAGGTGTTGAGTTGATTGACGATAGCCTGCGCGGTTGCGGCATTGTCGGTTGTGAACGGTATGCTCACGCCCAAAATTTCTAGCCCGTTGATAGTGATGCTGGTGACGCCGTTGAACACGCCGCCACTCAACGTGCCAACATTAGCTGAAAATGTGATTGCGCCTATTGGCATCAATTCAACCAATAAGCCGTTTGATGCACTGCCGGCGGTTATGGCTTTCACTGTGACGGTAGCGCCGACCGCAGTCGCCGTGTAGTCAGGGGTTGATACCGTGCCGTTGATCTCGGTCACGATAGCTGCGGCTGTAGTTTCGTTGTCAGTCGTCCATGCCACCGGATTGGTCAGGACGTTGACGCCATCAATTAGCAAAGCATCCAAAGATCCGGTCGAACCGCCAGTGACGGTGAACGAGAATTTTGCAAAATCCTGACCGACAGTACCGCCGGTGATCGAGAACGCAGCACGCGAGCGACCATCAACATAATCATCAATACGGACGCCATTATAAAAATGGTAGATCGAACCGTCAGAGTATTGTGCGACGACGTACAGTTTATTGTTGAAAATTTCTGCCCGCAGCACCTTGATCATCGCCAGTTCGTCAGGATGTTCTAGCCGCTGATAGCTGACGCTGCTTGGCAGACCGCTTGGTGTTTCAGTATGCCCGAACACGTATGGCCGGCCACCTAGCACCGCCATGCCGAGTGTGCCGGCAGGCAGTGAGATAGTCGGCACGAACGCCTTACGCTTTTCGATCTCACCGCCCTGGGTGATGTGAGCATTCACTAGGCTGGTCAGCGTGCCGGCAGGCGCGGTAAAGCGTGTGCGGCGAGTATCTAACCCGCCGCGAAAGTCATTGATCGCTACGAACGCCATTAGACGGAATCCACTACGCGCGCGCCTACCATGCGGTAGCGTGGTTCGCTATTGCTTGGCATCCCGCCGCCCATGATGAACATGTCGCTCTTGGAGTTTGCCGCCTTCAGCTTGTTGTAGCGCTTGGTTGCAAGATCCAGTTTGAGCTGCGCGTCCGGTGATTTCTGGCGAGCCAGTATCTCAGAGGCGGCAAACAGAACGAGCAATTCGTCATCGATGTCGCACTGGTCGTCATCCGATACGAACGGACGCAGCTTGCGGACACCGCGCATGCGCAGCTTCAGGTCATTAGATTGCGGTACAGGCCAGACTTCGTACTGGTTGCCTTCATACTTCTGCCAGCGACGAACAGGATCTTCGCGTTCGCCAAGATCCGGATCGCTGGAATTGTAGTGGCTGAGTGTGATGCCTTCCTGTATCTGCCGCCATGTCTCAGAATACTTGACCCAAATTTCTTCGACGCGTTCAAAGTCCAAGTCTTCTTCAAAAGTGTAATAGCGCTGCCCTGCGTACAAGGTTTCTTCACGCCATACCTTTAGATGATTCCATGCGTAGTCCTGCCACAAAAAATTCTGTGTGCGCTGCAGAACGCGCTTGTGATGCGTAGACGTGTTCTGCCCTTGCGCTGGGTTTACACTATGGCCGCATTCTTCACGCAGCCTGGTCATCAATTCGCCCAGCGTTGTATTTAGGGGCATGGTCTACTCCTTATTAGTCGTTGGCGTCGCCAGCTTCGGTGTCAGTGGCTACAGCTGCAGCAGCTGGGGCTGGACGCTTACGTTTCTTTTCACCGCCATCGTAAGTCACGCCGATGTCAGCGAGATTGGATGGAAGCTGTGGGTGTGCGCCAGGAAACAGTTTCGCCACAATCTTGCCGTATTTGCGAGAAAGGCGCTCAAGTTCTTCAGCATGTGGACGCTTGTCCATGCCGACTGGCTGAATGTTGGTAACGGCATCACTGCCGCCGTGGACAGCGCGCAATACAACAATCTCTGCTACGGTGACACCACGCTTAGGAACACGATTGAGAAGGCTGCCTGCTAGATTTACGCTTACGTTGCAAAGTTGCATGTTGATCTCCATTAAAAAAATGGGATCAGGCGGAATGCCTGACCCCATTGGCCTTACTACTCGATCTCGTAAACGGCAGAACCGTTACGGGATTTAGCAATCAAGCCGCCAGTCCAAGTCATCGCACGGTACAACACGTACTGATCGTGCGGACGAGCTGGGTTGTGCAGCTTGCGGTCTTCACCTTCCATCACCATCGGATAGATCTTGCTTACGTCAATGAAGTAAGCGCGCTTGGATTCGCCCAAGTCATCCAATGTTGGATCGTAGATGAAATCACCAACACCACGCATGCTGATGTCAGCCATGCCGATGTCATTCTTGCCACGGTTGATGAAGCCGGAATCAGTGTAGAAGCCTTTCTCGAAAACTTCGCTTTCCAGCGCTTCGAGGAAGTCAGAGCCACACAATACCAACGTAGGCTTACCGCCGTAACGCTTGAGCTGACGTACTTCGTAGCGCAAGGTCTTGGTCAATGCCTGAGTGGTAGGATCTGAAGCGATAGCGTTTGAGCCAACAAGTGCTCGGTTACGCCACCATTCTACAGTCTCACCGTCGATACCGCCGACGATAGCGCCTTCAGCTTCTGGCTCGTCCAAGATGATGGACTTAATACCAGGAACCTGTTTGGCGTCCTGTGTGCCGTCGTTCCAGAACATCAAGTTCATGGAGCGAGCCCAGCCTTCGGACATATCTTCCAGCTTGTCTTGCAACAGGCCAGTAATGACAGTCATATCACGCTGACTGTGTTCGGTAGTGTTCTTACCGTCCACGCTATCAACAACGCTGATGCCGTCCTTCTTGAGTTCGGTCAGTGTCAATGTGATACCAGCATGCACTTCTTTCCAAGGGAAAGACGCTTGCTTAAGGTTAGCTGGGTTTTGGTACGACACTTCATCGTTGTGGGTGTAACCCTCGATCTCAGTGGTGTAGTCACCCTTGACGTTAAAAGAAATGTCACCCTTGCCACCTGGGAAATTCTTTTGCTTACCCATCATTGCGTTAAGCAGCGGTTTTTCCTGAATGGTTTGCGACATTGCTGGGCCTTTGATATAAAAATCAAGGGCTGCATTGGCGATATTAGCCAGTTCATCACTAGAAAATGCCATGATCTATCCTTTCAAATTTAACCGCGAAGTGACAGTTCAATCGCTTCCTGTAGCGTCTTGGGTTCTGGCTTCGCAGCGGTCGTAGTGGAAGCGGCACTCGTCGTTGTTCTGATGTTCTGGCGGCGTGGTGACATCGCCTTCAGTCTTTCAGAAGCGTCGGTATAGGCTTGTTGTACAAGCGCTACCGCATCTTCCTTGGTCTGAGGCGGATATTCCATCCGCAACACCTTCACACGATCAACAACAAATGCTTCTTTAATTGAGTAATCGGGATCGCTGCTCTTAATTGAGTTGATCCATCCATCCACCGCCATCGCCATTTCTTGCCTCGCCGCAGCCTCTTGCTGTTGCGTGTAAGTTTGACGTTCAAACTGTTCACGCTCCTGCAGTCTAGCTTCGGCAAAGGCTCTCTCGTTGCGAGCTTTTGCAAGCTCCTTTGCGGTGTCCTCGTCTACAGCGCCGTCATCCACCTTGCTTCGCAAGTCTTCAGGCAGCTCCAATCCGAGAAACTGTCGCAAGTTGCTAGAGTACGTTTCAAGCCGCTTCAATGCTTCCGCTGGATCTTTCCGCATCAACGTCATGACTTCAAAACCGTCAGCCACTTCTTCCGAAGTTAGCTCGTTTTCTTTCATGTACGTCGTGATAGCGTCAAACCGCTCGGCACGTCCGCGATACTCGTCACGCTCTTGCAGCAACGATTTCCATCTGGGATGGTTGTGGAAGGGAACCTTCTCGTCCTGCTGGTCATCCTCGGCTTTCGCTTCGGTTTCCGCAGCTGGTTCTGAGCTGGCTTCCGTTTCCTCGTCTGCAGGTTGGGCGGTTTCCTGCTTTGGCTTGTTACGCTCTGCGGCAGTCTTAATGACTTCCTCAAGCGTCTTAGGCTCATTAGCGCCCTCGCTCTCCACGCCAGACGACTGCGTAGAATCTGTATTAGCGTCTGTTACTTGATCATTCTGTTGATCCAGTGTTTCGACCGGATCTTTAACTTCCTGATCATCGGCCACTGACGAAGTTGGCTTTTCCATTTAGCGTCCTTAAAGTAATGCTGCTTATATTGTAGCTTGTCTGTCGGTAAAATCAACAACAACCGACAAACTAGCCGGCTTGTCAACCAAAATTTGCGGAATCGACCGCCGCGACACCTGGCGGCAATCCTTCCATATTGGCTGTTCCTTCGCTCACGGCTGGCCGTGGCATTCTGTTCATCCCTTCCATGCCTTGCGCTCCTGGCGCATTGGCTGGGCTACCTGACAGGTCGGCAAGCTGCTGCTGCTGTGCCATCGCGTTCTGAGCAATGATGGACTGCGCACCGGCGGCTACCGCCTCGGTCAAGTCAATCCTGTCGTCCAGTCGCATGACTGCCTGTTTCACTAGCCACTCAGGTGATATGCCAGGCAGCTGCATCAACAGCGGTGCCAAGCGTTCAAAGTTCTGAATCTCTGCCGCACGGTTTGGACGGCCTGCAGATCCTGCTTCAATCTCAAGCACCAGCTCGTCGGCAATGTCCTGCATCGACAGTTCAGGCCATACCGCACCACGGCCCGCAATCTTTTGTACCGTTTCGGCATTCATTTCATGCAGTAGCACTTGGCCGGCAGAACGTGCCAGGTCAGACAAGAAGTCGTCCAGGTCGTCCACGTTGGATTGAATGCTAGAAAAGCGCGTGCCTTCAGCAACGCTGACTTCGGTCGCAGTCGCACCGGATGTACCGCCCAGGTTCGCTTCCTGAGATCCGACCACGAACTGCACGTCCTGCATGAAGCTGGATGTGTCGTACAGGTCAGACGATATACGTGGGCCTTCCATCGCCTGCAGCACGTCACTGATCTTCTGACCAGGCTGCAATGCGTTCAGCTCGATGACGGCGTTGGCAGGATGGCTTTGCAGCTTCGTCTTGTCTTCGTCGTCCAGCATGCCCTTCGGCACCGCTGTCTTCGGACGGTTGGCGTGACGGTGTTCGCGCAAGCCTTGGCGAGCGCGGTTATATTCTTCTTGCATCGGACGTAGCAGCTCCACGTCGGATGGCGGATAAATGTCGTCCGGATCTTCCAGCTCGTTGAACGCCAGGTCGAAGAACGGCCAGAACCTTTCCAGCTTGACAGGCGGTTCGGCAGGCGGTTGCAGGAACTCGCAATAGCCGTCAGCCACCACGTACATCAGGCGGTCAGACTTGCTGTAGATCTCCCACACGCACACCATCGCGTCTTTGTCTTCGCTTGAACCTAGACCTTTGATGCCACGCTTTTCGCCGTTCTGACGATACATGGTGTAGCTCGCGCCCTTCAGGTCAATACCGTAGATCTCTTTCACTTGGTCAGGCGTCAGCAGATATTCTTGCGCTACCCAGCTCGCGCCGATAAAGCCTTTCAGCAGGCGGCAAACAGGATCGATGATGATACTGGTGGATGACGGGAAGTCGAAGACCAAGCCTTCGCGCTCCACGATCATCGGTTTCTGTTCCAGATCGGCTAGGATGTGACGTAATCTTGCGACCTCTTGATCCGTGTCTTCTAGCTTGTCGTCGCCCAGGTCAGCCGCAATGCGTTCAAGCGTAGCAATCTGCTCGCGCACGTCGGTAATTTTCTCTGCATCTTCCGGACGGATCTGCATGGCGCGCTGGTAGCCCAGCTTCACATAGCCGACGCTGCAGGTGATTGCACGGCGCACAAGCTGTTTGGCCTGTGTCTTGAACGGCGGGATCTGTTCGGACAGCTGGTGCTTGAAAACAATTTCAAGCGTCTTGCCGACTTTGGTGACTAGCTGACGATGCTGCATGCCTTCCATCGCATCCTGCAGCATCTGTGCAGCCATCATGTCGCCCATCTGCGCTTGCGCGTATGCGCCTTGCAGACTGGTGGCAGATTCATCCCACATGGCAAAGTCCATCGTGTCACGACGACGTGCAATGAATTTTGGATTGCGCGCGTACAGTGCTGACGTGCGCTGCTGGATATGACGCTGCACGATATTGGCACGGTAGCGGTCATCCTTGGAATTGGTTCCCCACTGTTTGCCGCGCGCGAACATCATGTCGTCGCGCATGTTGTCAAACTTGCGTTCCCAAAATTTCTTGGCAGCCTGTATCTTCTCAGTCCATGCCTTGACCAGACTTTCATTCGCCGGATCCAGGCCGGTATCCATATCTTCAGCGCGCGTGATAGTGCCGGCATTCGCCTCGATCACACCTTGCAGATCTTCTAAATCAGCCATCAAAAGCCTCCTGTATCACTTGCCGCACGCCTTCTGCGTTCAACATCAGATTTCCATTTAACCCAGCGCAACGTGCCAACTTTCGGCGCGTTGTTATTCTTTGGCTGCGTTGATGTGGCGGATGTCAGCCTACCAAGCTCGCGGCCCATGTGCGCCAGCGCATCCACAAAGTCATCATGCTTGCCGTGCGGGAACTTCAGCAGCTCGTTCTGTGCTTCGCCCCACCAATAAGCAAAGCGCGGAAACCGCACCTTACCCATCGCCATCCGTGCCTGGATGGATTGTGCGCGGGTTGTCTTGTCTTTTGCCGGCACCACTTCCACCAGATTCACGAAGACGTTTTCTTCAATCATTCGCTTGCGCAAGAATGGGCCTATCGATTTCGATATGTGGCCCTTTTCCGCCCACCAATATAGCGGACGATAGGTGCGCATTAAGTCAATCATACCATCGACGGCATCTTCCGTGTCAGCCTGTTTCCAGAAAATCTCAGGTAACACCCACATCGTATTGTTGCTGTCGATACCTACCACGATCATGGCAGTCTTGTCGCGGTACTGTTCGGTTGATACCGCATGGTCGCTGGCAACGTAGTAGCGCAAATCGTGCGGCAGCTCGTTGTACTCATACGTGCGGATATGTTCACTCTTAAAGAAGTTACCTTCTTCTGGCGTTGGGTTGCCCTGGTACAGCGCTTCAAAGCCACGCGGATCCANCCGACGCATNGACATCAGGTAGTCGGCATTGAAGCGGCTAGGCCATAGCGCTTGATCCTTTTGCCGCCCCATTACGTCATTGTCTTCGGTCGCNAGNGCNGGCAAGTGCAGCACACGCCACTTGGTCGCTTCGTCCGGATTGTAGTACGGGTTGTTCGGATCTGTCAGACGGCCAACGATGTCGTCTTCGTGCCACCGCGTCATGATGATGACGACGCGACCGCCCACGCTCATAAGACGCGTCATGGCTACCTGAGTGAACCAGGACCACATCTTGTTGCGCTGGGTTGGGCTGTCAGCTTCTTCGCGGTCGCTAATAATGTCGTCGATTAGCAGGCAATCGGCTCCACGGCCTGTCAGGGTTCCGCCCTTACCGACAAATACGGCAAGACCGCCCTCGGCGGTCTGCACACGGTCAGCGGCAGCACCACCGCGGCGTAGGCGGCATAACGGAAACGCCTGCTGAAATATGTTGGACTTCATCGTCTCGCGCACTTCACGACCGAAGTCTTCTGCAAGCGAAGCGTTGTGCGAGGCCAGGATGATGCTGCGGTATGGATCGCGGCCAATGAACCANGACGGAAAGCGNTTNGANGCCAGCTCGGACTTGCCGTGGCGNGGCGGCACGGTAATGATCAGCCGCAGCCATTCNCCGCTTTCNACNTTNTCNAGCGCACCGGCAATCACTTCNTGNTGCCGCTCCACCTGGTAGCGTGACAGNTCGGTGTTATCCGGATCGCGTGGATCNGGCATGGTCAGNCGGGTAAANTCAAGCANGCTGTCGTNCGCCTTCTTGAGCGTGATCAGCCGCTTCGCNGCCTTNAGCTGCATTTCGTATGCAGCCAGCTGGGTGGCGTGCTGGGTTTCTTCTTCGGTCTTGGTAGGTGCTGGTTTCTTAGCCATTACGTTTTAGATTTTAATGCANGCNAGTAGCGCGACGTTGCGCGGGCGGGTTTCTGTGGAGGTATTCGCCCCCGCAACGGTCTGGTTGCCCCAGCTACTTCTAGTAAATGAGCTTGCGCCATCCTGAGCGCCCGCAAACCTGTTTAGGTAATTTCCTGCCGACCCCGCCACGGTCGCGACGTCTACGTCGTGCGTATGGGTCTGAAACGCATGGCTTTGGAACGAGCCGAAGGCGCGACCCGTATCGACTGCGCGATCATCAGCCCAGCCTCGGATAAACTCNCCGCGTAGGTCTGGCAGGTTGAACGTNGTTGAACCGTCGCCAACGCCAAACGTGGTGCCAAGCGCGNCNAANANTGCGGCATAAGTTGTTCTCGATACGGCATCGCCGTTGGCTTTCAGATAACCGTTGGGTGCTGCGTTCATTGCCACATGGATGACGGTGCCAGCTGGCACCAGCGCGTTTGCGACTAGCGCTGCCAACTTGCTTAGTGTTACCGCTTCATCATCTAGCTTCTCGGTTGTTACCGCTTCTGCGCCTAGCTTGTCAGTCGTCACAGCGCCTGTGGACAACTTATCCTCAGTCACTGCGCCATCAATCAGCTTCTCAGTCGCAATGCTTTCGTCTGGCACGATGCCTAGCACCGCGCTGTCCTTGATGGCTTGCGTCTCGTCGCGGATAACCGCCGTCTCGTTCTTGACGACTATCGTTTCATTCTTGGTGGCGATAGCTTGGCTTGCCGCTGTCTCAGCGTCACCAATCAGCGCTATGAGCTGCTGGCCTGTAGACGCGGCAACGGAATCAGGCGTCACGATGCCGTTGCGCAACGCACCGTCTTCGCGCTGGATCTCGGCCAAGCGGTTGTTCACCTGGTCGGTCGATGACTTGATGGCGTTGAACTCAGAATCCAGTTTGGACGGACTAGGGATCGGCGTGAACACCGCATCGGTGGTGAAGTTCGTCTGACGCTGGTATTTGTCTGGCGCTTGGCTCATATCGTTATCACTTTCCAGAACCGCATAGGCGGTAGTATTCAGTCACGGTCTGCTGGCAGGCGGTCAGCTGCTCGACTACTTCATCGGCTCGGCTGGCTTCACCCCAAAGAAATTCAACAGTCGGTGCCGGAAGGTCGCTTCCTGCGGCTGCATCACATCCGCCGGTGCCGGCTGTAGTCTTGGCTGTTCCACCTGGCACGCTGCCGACGGCGGTAGGGATGCGCAGGCGGATAGCGCCAGAACGCACATCAGATACAAACTTGTCTTTTTCATCGCGTACATTTTTAAGTCGCTCCTGAAGGGTTGTGGAAACACTGACCAGCTTCGCCGCATGCTCGGCTTCCGCCGCACGCGCTTCGCGCTGCAGGCGTATGATCTCGTTGTTGAGAACGGTCAGTTCTTTGATCTTGGTTTCCGCAGCCTTCTGCGCTTCTGCACGCGCAGCGTTGTCACGCCACTTGTAACCGCCGTAAGCTGTAACGCCATGCGTTACACCGAGTATCACCGCAATGCCTAGCACCAGGTATGGCGTTGGAATCAATTTCAGTAATGTCATTATTTGTTAATCCCCATGCACTGCGTATATTCCTTCTCGCGTCTGAGTGTCAGACCGCGTAATGGCTGGCCCTTGAACTTGTCCCAGCGCAGGATCTGCGCGCATGCTTCGTGGTAGTCGACCGGCGTTCAGGTACTTGACCAACTGTGCGTTTTACTAGAACGACGCCTTCACCGATGTTGTAGGTCAGGCTGACATAAGCATCGTACTCATACTGGTACAGCGGCACCTTCACGCAAGACTTGATCGCACCTTCAAACTTCTGCACGTCGCGCGTAGCGCGGGTTAGCGCTTGCGGTACGGTAATGGTATCACCTGGCCTGACGCCTTGCGTCGTGCCAAAGCCGATCGTTGGTACGTCGCCGGCTACAGGTATGTAGGCCTTGTCGCGGTAGCCTTCGGCTACCAGCAGACCTATTAGTGCGACACCGCTCACGCCTAGCGTTGCAATCGGCAACCGGTTCATTTACTTGTTCTCTATTTTGCTATGGTGGCGTTTCAATTCGATGTAGCTCAACACCTTAAACACGATCTGGACAATGACACCAACTGCCGCAATACACAGACCGCCAATGGCGGCAAACTCGTTGGCCGTCATTCCGAAGAATACAGCGCCGCCTGCACCGCCGTAGGTTACTTTTGTGGCTACCGCTGCTATTTCTTCTTTGTCCATACGCATCTGCTCGCTTTCTTTTTACGGCAACCATTCAGCCAGCTTACGCATTGACGGCCTTAATGACTGCAAAGTTAAACACGGGGGCTTCAGTAGATGAACCGCCTGTAGTTCTTTGGGTAATTCTAAAACTGCCGTCAGCTACCGCTGTCACCATGATGTCGTACAGGTTGGAGCCGGTTTTCTGGTTGACGATCACCGTGTCGGTCGCTGCGACCGTAGAGTTTGTGACCGTAAAAGAAGCAGCAGTAGTTGAACCAGCAGCAGATACTAACGTGATGCTGCCGTTCGCTTTATTGATGGTGACGCCGGTAGTTCTGGATGTTGCTTGCGTCACCGCACCACCAGAGCCTGCTTTGTAGCCAATGGCGCCTGCGCCATTGACCGACATATCACCGCTTGTGGCGTTGACAGATGGGGTTTGAATCCCGTCAGTTCCGTTGATTGTGACGGCCATGTTTTTACTCCTGCGGTAGTAGTGACTTCAGTTCTTCGACAGTTGTCGCGGCGTCCATCTGTGACTGCATGGTGGCGTACTTGTCGCGAATGGCCTGACGAGCTGCTTCTGCCTGTGCTGCCTTGGCTGGTATCGTGGCTTCCACGTCCAGCGGGGCGAACTCTTTAGCTCTTGCTGCACGGCGCTTGTCGTGCGCGATGTCCTTGGCTTTGCCAAGGTTCGTCACGACGGCACGACCTGACTTCTCCCACGCATTGCGGAAGGTTCTGTCTGTCGGTATTTCCGACACTTCAACGATGTCGGCGGGTACGCCAGCCGGTACGTCT